TTCGTCCGAACGAGCGTTCGCTCATTTTTATTTTCGGCCCCGTTGGCAGGACCTAGCTTCCCGGGAATGGACCACAGACCGAGCGACGAACGCCCGTTCGCTCCAATTAGAAACTATGACGCGCCAGAAATCCCCGATTTAGAATATATGGCGCGCAGGCCATTTAGAATATATGGCGTGCTGGCCTCGGAATCGGGCGACGGTGCGCGGGGCTAGCAGCCTGCCCGCGGGGGCGAACGTCAGTCACGGCGCGCTGAGCCGTCCGGGGGCGCGCGCACCGTTGCAGCTCGTCGAGTTGCCGGCGTGGCACGGCTGGCAACACAAGTCGCTGCCCGCCAGGGTGTGCCGTTGGATCGAGGAGTTCGTGGTTGTCCCGACGGGCTACGGCGCGGGTGAGCCGATGCGCCTGTCGGGGTTCCAACGCCAGATCATCGAGGCGCTTTACGAGAACCGGACGACGATCGCGTCGCTGCCGGCTGGTAATGGGAAGACGACGCTGCTGGGGTCGATCGCGTTGGAGCGGATCTGCCGTGGCGATGACTACGTCGAGGTTGACATCGTGGCGACGAAGCAGGATCAGGCGGGGATCTTGGTTGAGACGGCGAAGCGGATGGTGGAGGCGTCCCCTGCGTTGGTGCCGCTGTGCGCGTTCAGCGCGAACAGTGGGACGCTCGACTATCGGGTGACGGGGTCGCGCATCCGGGCACAGCCGGCGAAGTTGTCCGCTGTCCAGGGTCTGAACTTCAGCTTGGCGATCATCGACGAGATCGGCTTCGCCGAGGATCATGTGGTGTCGACGTTGATGGCCCGGTTGGGGAAGCGGCCGGATGCTGCGTTGATCGGGATTGGGACGCCGGGCATCGCGCAGAACGTGATGTTCCGGTTGCGGGAACGGCAGGACGAGTTGAAGGCGGTCGGGTTCAGCTATTTGGAGTGGGCGGCCCCGGCTGGCTGTTCGGTGCATGATCGCAAGGCGTGGCGGAAGGCGAACCCGGCGATCGGCGCGGGGTTCTTGAACATCGAGGCGATGGCGACGCAGGCGGCGGTGATGCCTGAGCATGAGTTCCGGGTGTACCACTTGGGGCAGTTTGTGTCTGGTGAGTCGTTGTCGTCGTGGCTGCCGGCTGGCGCGTGGGCGATGTGTCCGCGGGCAGTGTCGCCGCCTGGTGGCGCGGAGGTTGTGTTGGCGTTGGCTGGGACGTGGCAGTCGGGTTCGGTGGCGGTTGTGGGCGCGACGATGGATGGGGAGCTGTTTCTGGCGTGGGGTGCGGACGCTGCGACGGACGATCAGCTTGTCGAGGTGTTCGATCAGGCGGCGCGCCGTTGGCGTGTCGTCGAGGTGGTCGCTGCTCCGCGGCAGCGGTCTGGTCTCATCCCGAGGCTGGTGGATGCTGGGCTTGAGGTGAACGTGTGGCCGGCCACGGTTGATGTCGAGGTGTCGTCTGCGACGGAGTGGCGGCGGGCGATCGTCGAGGGCAGGGTCGCGCACGATCACCATCCGCTGCTCGCTGAGCATGTCTCGGCGACGGTGGCGCGGTCGACGGCGGATGGTTCGCTGCGTTTGTCGCCGCCGGATGATGGCAGTCCGGTGGATGCGGCGCGGGCGGCGCGGATGGCGTGGTGGCGCGCTCTGGACGTGGGTTCCAGGTATGAACCTGCCGGGGTGTTCTAGATTGTGCTAATGGCGTCTCGGCTTGGGCTGGCTCTAAGGTCGTTGCGCGGGAATCTGTTGACGGCGACGGACGGGCGCGACGTGCTGTTCAACTCTCCGGACGGCTGCGAGGTTGAACAGCGGTGGCTGTGGTGGACCGGCCCGGCGGGGTCGAACGGGACTGGCGGACCGTGGGGCAACCCGATCCCCGGGGCGAACGCCGTCAACCCGTACATCGGCATTCCGGCGGTGCATCGCGCCACTCAGCTGATCGTGGACACGATCGCGTCGCTGCCGTGGCATGTGTACCGCAACAAGACGGAGCAGCTCGCTACGCCGCCGTGGCTGGAGGATCCGCAGGCGTTGCGCCTCGACGGCAGGGTGATCGACACGTCGAGTCTCCACGAGACCCGCCAGTCGCGGGTCGATGTGTGGGGGCAGTGGATTCTGTCGGCGCTGTGGTTCGGCGACGGGTTCATCTATGTGCCGTCGCGGGACGTGTACGGGGCACCGAAGCCGCCGCTGTGGGTATTGCATCCGGACGACGTGGTGCTGGAGGACGGCCGTTACTGGGTTGGTGAGACGATGCTTGCGCCGGGCGAGATCATCCATCTCCGCGGTCAATTCCCGATCGTGAAGAACCGCGGGACGGGTGTCTTGACCCGTTTCGCTGCGGACCTCGGCGCGGTGAACTCGCTGCGCGCCTACGTCGCGCAGTCGTTCAGCGCGGGTGTGCCCGCCGGCTATCTGAAGACCAGCCAGCCGAACGTGACGCAAGAGCAGGCCGACAACCTGAAGCAACGGTGGATGTCGCAGCACGGCGGCCGCCGGTCGATCGCCGTGTTGAATGCGACGACCGAGTTTCATCCGCTCACCTGGTCGCCAGTGGATGCTGACGCCGCGGAGTTCGCCCGTCTGAACCTCGCACAGATCGCCCTCATGTTCGGATTGCCGCCGGGCATGTTGGGCGGCCCGACCGGCGACAGCCTGACGTACTCCACGAACGAAATGCGGATGCTGGAGCTGTACCAGCTCACCCTGTTGCAATGGATCTCCAAGATCGAAGCCGTCCTGAACGCCCAGCTGCCGGCGGGCACGAAGGCCCGCATCGAGTTCGAAGGGCTGCTGCGCGCCGACTTCAAGACGCAGATGGAGAGCTTCAAGATCGCCGTCGAGTTGGGGGTCTTGACTGTCGACGAGGTCCGCGAACTCCTGAACCGGCAGCCCCTCACCCCGACTGGAGCAGTCCTGTGACCGAACTGTTGATGGAACTACGTCGCGTCGACCAGGCCGAACGGGTCATCGTCGGCGTCGTCGCGCCGTATGACGAGGTGTCCTATCTGACCCCGCACGCCGAGGGGGAGCGGATCATGCGCGGTGCGTTCACCCGGTCGATCTCCCATCGCCGCCAGAAGGGGATCCCGCTGCTGAAGAACCATGACACCGCGACGGTCATGGGCTACTCGACGGCGTTCGATGACGGCGCGGACGGGCTGGTCGGCACGTTCAGGGTGAACGACGGGGCGATCGGCGACCAGTTCCTCGATGAGGTCCGCGACGGCTACATGAACTCGCTGTCGGTCGGGTTCCGACCTGTGAAGTCCGAGCGCGGCGACGCCGGCGTCCGCGAGGTTCGCGAAGCGCAGCTCGTTGAGGTGTCGATGGTCGGTGTCCCCGCCTATGCGGGGGCGAAGATGCTTGCCGTGCGTCGCGCCCAGAACCTCGATGACATTCTCGCCCGGTTCACGTCCCGGCCGGACGTGAACCTTGAACCGCTGCCGCCGATCATCTATCGTCACGTCCGATAACGAATACCGCGGCCCGCGACGGCTCGCCCTCCTGACGACAAGCCACACCGCGACGGTGGTCCCGGCGGTCAGGTGGAACCACCCGCAGCACCCGCGTTCGGAACTCACATTCATTTGTGTTCTCTGACGCGTGAAGGAGCAGAGGGTGGAGCATGTAGAGAAGTTGATCGAGAAGCGGGATGCGATCACGAACGAGGTTCGTGACATGACCCGCAGGGCCGCTGAGGAAGACCGCGACCTGACCGAAGACCAGATGGCGTACATCGACACGCTGGACGAGCGTGCCGCGAAGCTGGACCGGCAACTCAAGGAGCATCAGAAGATCCTTGAGTCGCAGCGTTCGTACGCTGAACTGCTCGGCAAGCTGGAGGTCTCCCGCGAGAAGACCCCGGCGACCCGCGCCACGTCGCGCCAGTCGCTGGAGGTGACGTCGTGGGGTGAGCAGTTCACCGGATCCGACCAGTTCCGCAGCTACAACGGGCGCGGACAGTCGGGCACCGTCGAACTCGCCGACTTCCTCCCCCATCAGTCGCGGGCGGCGATCACGACCGCAGACCTGGCGATCCCGAGCTATGTGCTGCCGCCTCGCGTGCAGGACGTGATCATGCCGCCGCTGCTCCAGGTCGTCGACGTCGTCGGCGTCTCGTCCGGGACCGTGGAGTGGGTCGTCGTCTCCGGTGATCCGAAGGCGCAGGTCGTCGCCGAAGGTCTCGCCAAGCCGGAGGCTGCGCTGACGTTCACGCCGCAGTCGGCGACGCTCGACACGCTCGCCCACTGGGTCCAGATCACCCGCCAGGCACTGGAGGACGCGACCTACATCCGGTCGGTGATCGAAGGGAAGCTGCGTCGCGGTGTCACCCTCGCCATCGTCGATCAGATCCAGGCGGCGATCACCGCCGCGACCCTGCCGGTCGCGACCGTCCCGGTCGGCGGCAACCTGCTCGACGCGATCCGCGTCGGGATCGGCACCGTCCAGAGCAACGGCTACAACCCGAACGCCGTCATCCTCAACCCGGCCGACTGGGCTGCGCTCGACATCTCAGTGATGGGCGGCACCCTCAACGGGCCGACCGTCGGCACGAACTTCTGGGGTCTCACCCCGATCGCGTCGACCCTGCAGGCTGCCGGGACCGCCCTCGTCGGCGACTTCAAGTCCGGGGTCACCTGGTTCGACCGGAACGTGTCGTCGGTGTTCATGACCGACAGCCACGGCGACCTGTTCATCCGCAACACGCTGGTGATCCTCGCCGAGACCCGCGGCAAGGCTGCCGTCCCCGAGCCGCTGGCGCTGTGCGAGTGCTCGGTGTCCGCGACCGCTGGCACGGCTGCCGCCCGCAAGTCCTGACCTGACCTCATGTCGGACATCGCCACTCCCCCTGCAACCGGAACCTGGTTCGATGTGGACGTCACAGCGTCCGCTGTCTTCCAGATCCTCCGGTTGCAGGGCGGCGACATCGACGAGAACCGGATCAGGGCGATCATCCCCGGCGCGGCGAACCGGATCGACGTCTACTGCGACCGGGCGATCGTGCTCGACGGGCCGCCACCCGCGCCGCACATCCAACACGCCCTCGAACAGTTGACACTGCTGCGCTACCTGCCGCAGCAGCCCGGCGCGTTCGTCGACTTCACCGGGATCAGCGCCGAAACCCATCTGCTCGACACCCTGATTCCGGGCGAACGGGAACGCTGGGGTGTCGCATGACGTCGCGGATCGGTCAGGCCCGCGCCCAGCTCCACGAGGCGCTCACCGCCGAGATGACCGCGATGCCGTGGCGCGTCCATCTCCATCCGCCGGCCAACGTCACCGCGCCGTGCGTCTACATCGGCCCCTACGAATCGGACAGTGTCGAGCCGCGGATGGTGATCCGGTTCCCGGTGGTGATCGTCGTCGACGGTGTCGACCGCCGCCAGGTCGAACAGCTCGACGACATCGGCGCGGCCGTGTCCGATGCGATCTTGCGTGCCGGCGGCATCCCGCGCAGCACTGTCACCACCCGCCCCGACGGTGTCAGCCCGACGCTGCGCGCCTCGGAGACCACCGCTGAACTCACTCTCGCAACCATGACCCTGTGTCTGCCCGCGCTTCAGGAGGCAACGCCATGACCGCTCCCGCACTGTTCCGCATTCCGATCGGTGAGGTCGGCGGCTTCGGCCTCGCGCTCGTCGACCGACAGGCCGTTGGATACGCAGACACCTGGCAGGCCCCTCTTGGTGCCGAACTGCCGACCGTCGTGCAGGCCGACTACAACGCCGGGAGCACCACCTGGCAGTGCCAACTCACGTCGTGCGCGCTGACCAGCACGCCGAACGTCACGACCGACACCCGCGCCGGCACGTTCTGCGTCAAGCCCGGCGAGACGGTCACCGTCGCGGAAGAGACGTTCGCGCTGGCGCTCGGCGCGTTCCAGGATCCGCACGTCGCGGCAGGCCTCCAAGCGTTCCTCTACGAGAACCGCGGCAAGGAGGCGTACTGGTACTTCAGCGCCGAAGGCCCGGACGGCGCGCCACGGGCGATCGGCCGCTGCCGGCTGGTCTCCGGGCCCCTCGGCGGGGAGACCTGGACCGACCTGACGTTCACGCTGGAACTGCCGGTGATCGCACCGCCTGACATCGAATTCGGCTCGGGCGCGGCCACGTCGATCGTGAAGGGCGACGGCACCACCGGCGCGGCCGGGACCACCGCCGCCGCCGCGAAGCGCAAGACCGTCGACGCCTAAGGCGTTGGGATGTGGTCGACCTCCTCAAACCTCTGGACGCGCTGACCAAGCGCATCGAGTCCCCCGCTACCGCCCGCGCCGCAAGCGTGGCGATGGCCGACGAACTGAAAGCCGCGGCCGCCCGGACGATCGGCGCAGACCTGACCCTGTCGGGGATGCCGGGCCGGCGCGCCCGGTTCACCGCGACGTCGCGGGCAGGGGTCGCTGAGGTCACCCCGTCGGGCGCGGCGTGGACGATCGCCGACAAGGGACGCAGGACCGTACGCGCCGCCACAGGCACCCCTGGCAGGCCGCTACGCACACCGTGGGGGCCGCGCCAGTCGGTGAAGGGTTCGACGTCGCGGGGGCACGACATCCTCGGCCGGGCGCGCCCAAAGGTGTTCGACGCCGGCCGCGCCGCAGTGATGAAAGCGGTGAACGATGGCCGGTAACTCCGAAACGCTGCTGCTGAAGGTTCTCGCCGACATCGAGAAGGCGAAACGCGACCTCGCCAAACTGCAACAACAGGCCGACGAACTCGAAGAGCCGATCAAGGTCAAAGCGGACACGTCGTCGATCGGCGCGTTCGCCCAGTCGGTCCGCACGAACATGGCGTCCGCCGAGGGATCAATGGGCAAGGTCAAAGCGGCCGGCTCCACCATGCTCGACGGACTCGCCCAACAAGGCCCGCTAGCCCTCGCCGGCGCGGCGACAGCGGTCGGCGCGTTCGCCGTCAAGGCAGCCGCCAAGTTCGTCGACGTGTCGAAAGCTGCGATCGATATGGGCGCGGCGATCGGCACCACGACCGAAGAGGCGTCGCGGTGGATCGCTGTCGCGGACGACTTCGGGATCGGCGCGGATCAGATCGAAGTCGCGTTCGGGAAAGTCGCCAAAACCCTAGACACCGGGCCGTGGGACAAGTACGGGATAGCGACCCGCGACGCCGGCGGGCAGGCCCGCGCCACGAACGACATCATCATCGACGCGCTCGGCACGCTGTCGGCGATCCCCGACGCGACGGAACGGGCCAGGGTCGGCAACGAACTGTTCGGGAAGGGCTACGCGAACCTGGCCCCGCTGATCGGGAAGACCAAAGACGAATACCGGGAGATGCTCGGCGCGGTCGAGGACGGCCAGGTCGTCACCGAGAACGAGGCCAGAAAGGCCGAACGGCTCCGACTCGCGCAGGACTCGCTGAGCGATTCGCTCGGCGAAGTCACGATCGCGGTCGGCGAGATGGCCGCGGGGATGGCACCGGCGATCGAGGCGACCTCCGGTCTCATCGGCGAACTGACGAAGTTGTCCCATGTCGATATCGGCGCGAAGGAGGCTGGGCAGGACATCAACTTTCTCCAAGGCTCTCTGTTCTTCGCAATCGACGCCGCCGAACGGCTACTGCAAGTGCGCCGCGACATCCAAGCGCAGGAGGACAACACACCGGAAGGCGGCGGCGGCGGCGCGGGGGCGCGGGAGGCGACCGACGCCGAACGGGCAGCCGCGACGGCGGCGACGGCGCTTGACGAGCTGAACGATGCGAACCGGCGCGCTAGCGAGCAGTCGCGGTCGTACACGTCTTCGATCCACGACAACATCGATGCGCTCGTCGACTTCAAAGGCGCGACCGAGGACGGGCAGAAAGCGCTTGAGGACTTCTACGACTCGCAGCGCGCCGCAGCGGACAGCAGCTACAAGGTCGAGAAGACGTTCGACGACCTGATCGAGAACATTCAGGGGTACGGCAAGGCGGTCACCGACGCCGACGGCGACACCCGGAAACTCAAGGACATCCAAACGGACACCCGTGAGGCGGCGATCAAGTACGCCGACGCACAGGTGCAGGCAGCCGAGGACACCGCAGCCGCATCCGGCGAAACGCTCGACGCCGCCGCATCACACAAGACGTACCTCGGCTCGCTGCTAGAGGCGACGGCGTTCATGGACGGCCCGCAGAAAGCGTCGATGATCGACTACATCTCCCGGGTGGAAGGCATCCCACCCGAGAAGGTCACGGCGATCCTCGCCGATCCGGACAACCAGTCGATCGACGGCGCGTCCGCTGCGCTCGACCAGGCCGCCAGGGACCGCACCGCGGAAATCAACGTCGTCCTCGTCGGCGTGCAGTCAGGCATCAACGCCGCGCTCGCAGCGATGCGGAGCAACGGACTCGTCGTCGCCGGCCACAGCGCACCCGCGCCGCCCGTCGCGCCCATCGGCCCCACACAACACGGCGCGGTGACCGTCGCCCCGGCGTCGAACGTCACGAACAACATCACCCTCAACACCCGCGCCACATCCGGGCGTGAGGTCACCCGCGAACTCGACCGGTGGGCGCGGCTCAACGGCAGGCAGCGCGGCTAGTGGCACTCACTGTCGCCCCGCCGCCCGAAGCGTTCAAACAGGGCGACTACGACCCCGCCGGCTACGTCGCGGGGCAACCCGCCACCTACCCGCAGCCGAAACCACCGGCGACGCTGTATCAGCCCGTCATGTGGTGGCTGTCGATCGGCACCGGCACGATGGACGGATGGCCCGTCGCGCCGGGCGACTACATCTTTGTCGTCCAGAAGGCGCGCACGTTCGGCCAGTTCAAGTTCGGTGACTACATCTTCGGTGGGAACCTTCCCCGCGACTGGCCTGCCGGTCTCGTCGGGTTCGTCGCCTACGACCACACGCTCCCCGCCGAACAGGTGCCGCCGTGGCCGAACGCCGGCTGTCCGTTCACCGCCGACCGCTCCGACATCCCCGCCGGCAACTGGGCACCCGGCTGGCGGATCGTCGTCGACGCCCTCTACAACGATTTGGTGGGCAGCCGCACCTACGGGCAGTTGAACTACGGCGACGAGGTCTACGGCGACGAAGACGCCGCACGTCTCCGCTGGGTTGACATCACACAGCCCATGTACCAGATCGGGGTCGCGGTCGGCACCCTCGACGGCGCGCCCGCCGTCCCCGTCACAGAGATAGCGATCACGCTGCTCGACGACACCGGCGAATGGTTCGACTACTCCGTCCCCCGCATCTGGTATCAGCCCGACCTCGGCACCCCGATCCGCATCGGGTTCTTCGACCCGCAGTTCAGGTATCGGCCGGTCTGCATCGGCGAACTGGAGACCATCCGCGACGACCACGACACCCTGCCCCGCGAGGTCGAACTGCTCGGCGTGTCCCGCTCCACCGAGCTCGTCGTCACCGTCACCGGCTGGCAGCGACCCGCCGAGCGGACCGCGACCCGGTTCATGGCGCTGCTCGGCGCGGCCGGATGGCGGTGGGAGAACTACTCGCTGATCTTCCCGAACCCTGACATCAACCTTCACGCCGACCCCGCGCCGCAATCCATCAACGTCCGCGACGAACTCGACCGCACCGCCATCTCTGCCGGCTGGTACGTCGACGAAGACCGCTGGGGAGGCATCCGCGCCCGCCGCTTCCCCCACGAACCCGCCGGGCCGCCAATCGTCGTCACCGACTGCCGGCACGACGACAACCCCGACGAGCTGCTGTCACCGTCGATCGTGTTCGTCCGCGACCAGGCACAGGTCATCAACATGGCGTCGTTCGAGAACAGTGAGCAGCAGCGCAAGGCGGCGACCGCGACCGACCCGTTCTCGGTCGCCCGGTTCGGACTGCGCACCGAAGCGATGGGCTTCCCGCACCTCGGACTCGCGTTCGCCGACGCCGCAGACGCCCAAGCAGTCGTCCAGCGTGTCGTCTCCCGGTTCGGCTACATCTCCCGTCACGTCGAGGACATCACCGCAGACACCGACGTCGACCACGGCTGGCTGCCCGTCCTCACCGAACTCGACACCGGGCTACCGCTCACCGTCCACCGCCGCGAGGTCAGCGAACTCGTCTTAGACGGCGTCGTCGTCGGCTACTCGCACATCATCACCCCCGGCCGGATCGTCACCACGATCTCCACGACGACCATCACCGCGACCTAGGAGTTCAGCTATGGCATTCCCTCCGGCGACACTCGAAACGAACGTCAGCGACGCCACCGATCAGGCCGTCGAACATCCTTCGCTGCACAACCGGACTTCGGCCGCAGTGAACGACCTCGTCGCCGAAGCGCAACGGCTCAACGGCGCGCTGGTCGCCGGCGACAACGCGCTCGACGCCCGCCTCGACGCCGTCGAAGGCGCAGCCATCTCACTAGACGGGCGGCTCGACATCATCGAACCCGCCGTCAACGACCTCCGCGCCGACGCCGCGCCAACCGGCCTGATCCGCGGCCGCAACGTCAGCGACCCCATCCAAGACGGCGGGTCGGTCACCTTCACACAAGACCTCGGCACCGTCGGCGCGATGACCTGGCTGGAGGACGGCTCGGCGTTCGGCGGTCCGACCGGTGTCTACGGCGTCTCCGTCGTCACCGTCGCCGACGGCGGCGCGGACCTCATCTGCTACATCGACGTCGGCGGACGCTCCGTCGCGGTCGGCAGCCGCATCGCCAACGGGGCCGCCACGTTCGCCACATGGGTCGGACGGCTCAACGCGGGCGAGCGCGTCATCATCCGCGCCTCGATGCCGGTCCCCCGAGCGATCACCAGCGGACGGCTCGAAATCTGGAAGCTCGCCGAAAGCGCATAGGAGAACTCTCATGGCCTGGCCACCGCCCGCACTGCCGATCACGCAGACGAACGCATCGCCACAGTTCGATCAACATCCCCGCGACCATGCGGCAGCCAACCAGGCGATCAACGACATCGTCGCCAAGGTCATCGCGATCGAAACCGAAGTGATCGGCGCGGCGACCCTGCGATCGTGGACCCCGCAGATCACCGCCGGCGGCAACTTCTGGGGAGGGATCATCGGCTCATCAGTGTGGGTAGACCTCGGAAGCGTCCGTCTCGGCTACCTCAAAGCGACCACCGCCAACCAAGCGCCCGTCGTCGGCGGCCTGCTGGTCGGCGGCGGGTTCTGGACTCCCGGATCGAACATCATCGGGTTCGCCAAGTACTTCAAGACCGGCACCACGAACCGGATCCTGTTCGCCCAACCGTACGACGCGAACGCCGTCGGGTTCCTCGCCGAAGGCTCCACGGCCCTGTTCGCGACGAACAGCTCGCCGGTCCCCGAAGAGCTACACGTGTTCCTTGTCGCGTGGGAGGGATGACGTGAGCGACTTCGGCGGCGACCAGCCCGACACGTTCGACGGCAGGCTCGCCGGGATCGCCCGGCTGATCGACACGTTCGGCGACGAAACCGACCCTGATCGGCGTGCCCGCCGCCGCGCAGCGGTCGTGCAGTTGCTCTCCCATCTCCACTTCGACCTGTCGGAACGGATCGCCGACCTCATGCAGAGGCTCCCAGCCCAATGACGCTCGACATCCGCCCCCGCGAGGACTGGCAGTACCCGTCGCAGCCGGTTGTCGGCCCAGCGATCAACCTCGGCGCGGTCGAACTGGTCCCCGCCCACTACACGGCGGCGAGCAGCGTCTCCGATGACACGCCGTCGGTGCTGCGGGCGATCCAGAACGACTACACGATCAACCGGGGTTACTCGATCGGCTACAACTTCGCCGTCGACCAGGCCGGCGTGGCGTGGGAGCTGCGCGGGTTCGACATCAAGTGCGCCGCCAACAAGGACATGAACGAGGTCACCATCGCGATCTTGTGTCTCGTCGACGGCGCGGACGCGATGAACCCGGCGATGGTCGACACGTTCCAGGCTCTCGCCGCAGAGGCGCAGTACGCCACAGGGCGGGAGTTGCTCGTCGTCGGGCACCGTGACATCGGGTCGACGTCGTGCCCTGGCGACGGCATCTACGGGCAGGTGCAGGCCGGGCTGCTCGACCCCGGCGCGCCGACACCGATTCCACCGCAACCCGAACCGGGAGACACCGACATGGCCTCATCAGTTCTCATCCTCGAGGACGCCAACGCGCCCGGCGCGATCTACCGCTGCGACGGCGCGGTCAAGACATGGCTCAGAGACGGCTACATGGCCGCACAGGCGCTCCTACGCGTCGACGAATCCGCAGGCGGCACAAGGCCCGCCGTCGACGGGTTCGTCTACCGGTTCATGAAGAACGGCAACCTCGACTTCATCGCCTCATGCGGCCCGATCGTCGGACCGCGCCCCGACGGTCACGACGAATACGGCAGGCACTAGTGGCAACCATCCACCGCCCGCCCGCGCCGTCGTCGGGTGGCGGCTCGGGTGGAGAGCCCGGCCCGCCCGGCCCCGCCGGCCCCGCCGGCCCTCAAGGCCCCACCGGGGCGACGGGCCCAGCCGGGCCGACCGGACAAGCCGAAATGTGGTACGTCGGGACGGCGATCCCACCGACCGGCGCGGGGAACGTCGGCGACCTCTACCTCCGCACAACTACCGGCGACGTCTACGAAAAGACCTCGCCGACGCTCTGGACGTTGCAGGCGAACATCAAAGGGCCGGCCGGCGCGACAGGCACGACGGGCCCGCAAGGACCGGCAGGCGCGACAGGCGCGACGGGCCCGGCCGGCGCGACAGGACCGGCCGGAACGACGGGCGCGCAAGGCCCGAAAGGTGATCCCGGCACCGCAGGCGCGCCCGGCGCGACGGGCGCGCAAGGCCCGAAGGGCGACACTGGCGCGACCGGCGCGGCGTCGACCGTGCCAGGCCCGCAAGGCCCCGCAGGCCCGACCGGGCCGACCGGCGCGACAGGTCAGGCCGAAGGCTGGTACTCCGGGACCGCAGCACCCGCCACCGGGCTCGGCGTCATCGGCGACTGGTACCTCAACACCACAACGGGCGACGTGTCCGAAAAGACCGCCGCCGCCGTGTGGACGGTGCGCGGGAACATCAAAGGCCCGACCGGCGCGACAGGCGCGCAGGGGCCTGCCGGCGCGACAGGCGCGACAGGCCCGCAAGGGCCGACAGGAGCGCAAGGGCCGAAGGGCGACACCGGCGCGCAAGGCCCGGCAGGCACGCTCCCGACACCGGCCTGGATCGCGCCGACGTTCGTGAACTCATGGAAGAACTTCGGGAGTGGATTCCAGATCGCCGGCTACCGCAAGATCGGCGACATCGTCTATCTGCGCGGACTCATCGACGGTGGCGTGCCACCGTCGGCTGCGTTCACACTCCCCGCCGGATACACCCCGCCGCTCACGACCGTCGCGACCGGCTTTGCATCCGGCACCAGCGAGAACGCACGTGTCGACATCAACGCCGCCGGGGTCGTCACCATCCAAACGGGGTTCCTCGCCGGCGGTTACATGTCGCTCGACGGCATCCAGTTCTCCACGACCGCATGACCTGGTCCGACGTCGCGGTCGCCGGCGCGTTCGTCATCGGCACGATCGCCGGCGGGTTCGCCACGTTGCACCTCGTCCGAAGTGTCCTCCGCATCCGCGACAAGGAGTAGCCCGCCATGACCATCCACCTGACCACACCCGCCGACCTCTGGCAACATCGCAAGTCACTTGTGGGTTGACGTCTGCGATATTCGCATGTTGAATGCGTTGGTGGCCGAACAGATGCTAACCCCCTCGCAGACGTTGGCCGAGGTGCTCCTCGCCCAGCCGCTCAGCGACTACGTCATCGAGAAGCGACACGCCATCCCGCAGTGGTCGTGGCGTCTCATCGCCGAGCGCCTAGAGAGCGACACCGACGGCAAGGTCAGCGTGTCCGGCGAAACCCTGCGCACCTGGTACGCCGACGCCGCTGAGCGCGCCGACCTCGCGTCGTGAGCCGGGCACATCCCGAGAGCGACCCGCTCGACGTCATGGCCCGCCGCCTGCACCGATTCGTAGCAACCCATCGCCTTGCCGGATCGATGGTGCTTTCGCCAGGTGACGCGCCGGCGTTCGTGCCCGTCGGGTGCGCCTTCGAGGTCGTCGCCGACCCAATCCAAGACCTGTTCGACATCTGGACCGCGAGCGCATCGCCAATGCCGTTGCAGCTCGGGCTCACCCCATCCGAGACGTTGGCGCTGATCGCCGACGCCGGCAACGCAAGGAGCAACTGACATGACCGACGTCACCCCGTTCATCACCGCCGACGACCTCGCGCCACCGTCCGGCACCATCGACGAGAGCTGCGCGGGCATCCCGCTCGACTCCTGGCGGCGCGGCGACCCGACCGAAGGCGTGATGACCGCCGTCCGGTTCGTCGCAGAGCATCCCGACGTCCCGGCAATCGCCTACTGCCATCCCCCGCTGCGCGAGGTGTTCGACGCCACCGACCGCCGCCAAAAGGCAGCCGGGAAGGCATGGGCTGCCCGCGAGTACCCGCACCTGAACATCCGTCTGCGCCAGGCGACCTTGCCGTATCGCGGCATCGGATCTGACGTCGTGGTGATCTTCGCTGAGGTGTTCAAGGCCAAGAAGGTGACGCCGTGAGCATCGTCGAACACGTCAACGGCGAGGTGATGACCTACGCCGACGGCGCTCACCTCGCCCTGCGTCGCGCCACCGAACGGATCGAGTCTGACTACTGGGCGCTCGCCGACGCGATCCACGAGGCCCACGAGTACGAGGCATGGATGCACGACGACGGCGCACACGAAGCGCGGTATCGGCTGATCATGACCGAGCAGAACTTCACGTCGGTCTTCCTCGCCTACTGCTGGGACGAGTTCGGGTTCCGCGCCGGCTACACCCCCTATCTCGATCTCGCCGGGCGGGCGCGGGCGACTATGACACGTGCCATAGTCCAACCGGACTGGTCGCGGTTCACCCTTGGGTCACTTCGTCCGATCGGCTCTGCGATCGTCAGCACCTACGATCCGGACGACATCGCCGCCGCGCTGGTCACCGCCCAGCGGATCGCGTCGAAGGACGTCAAGCCGAAGGCTGGCGCCGACCTCGACGCGCTGCGCGCTGTCGCCCCGGTCAAGCCGACACATGTCCGCGCCGCACTCATCGAACACGGCATCCACCCGCCCCGCGCCAAGGGCCTCAACGAGATGGAAGCCAACGAACGGCGGCTCGCCAAGATCGGCCGCGCCCGCGACCGATCCGACATCGACGTCAGTCTCCTGATCCGTGAGGGCCAGTACAACACCGTCACCAACCTGATCTGCTCGGCGATCCGCCGCATGGCCGACCAGCCGAACTTCCTCGCCACGATCCGCAAGGAGCTGGGGTGAGCACGCTCACCGTCGAGTCCGTGCGTGCCGCCGCGCTGGAACGTTGGGAAGCCACGAACCCGCTGGAGTGGCGCGACCCCACGACCAACCGACTCATCCGAAGCCGCGAGCGCCCGTTCCGCGACGGCTGGGTCGAGCCAATGGCCGCTCAGATCGACGCCGCCTACAAGGCCGGCGAGTTCGGCCCGGTCGGTGACCTCATCGGTTCGCAGGAGACGGCGCGGCAACTGCACGACGCCGTGCTCAGCGCGATCCCGCGTCGACGCCGATGGATTCAGCACGTCTGGGTTGACCCGGACGAGGTCGTCGACCCGGACGAGGTCGTCGATGTCGATTGGCTGGACGACGAGGGCCAACCGATCGAGGAAGACGCGTGACCGCCCACCTCTACGACGTCACCGTCGCGCTCGTCGTCGCCTACTGCGCGTACAAGGTCGCCCGCCACCCCGCGCCCACCCCGCGCCGACGACACAAGAACGTCCGCGGGACGCACCCCGCCCTGCCTCGGGAGCGGAACGCCACCTCCGCACGCGTCCCGCGGACGCCACACCAACACATCGCCGGCGGCGACGAATACGACCTCGCCCTCCACCGCTTCGAACAGGCACGCCGGCGCGCCCGCAGCTGGACACCGGACGGCGCAGCATGAGCATCCCGTTCCACCCCGACGCCGTCATCCGCGCCGGCGGCCACCGCTACCGGATCGTCGTCCCCGACGTCCCGCACCGCCTGCAGGTCTGGCGCTGCGACCGTTGCGGAGACATCACCAACCCGAACGCGCCCCACGTCGAGTGCGCGCCGTGACCGTCCTCGCCGCGCTCATCCTCGCCATCACCCCGCCCGGCGGCATCGCCGAAACCGTCCTCGTCGAACCCGCGACCGCGACCGCGCCGGCCGTCCGCGTCGGCAACGCCGTCCAAGTCGCGGAGACGTTGCCCGCGCCGCCCACAGCGCCGCCAGTGCCCGCGTTCGACAGTTCCTCGTCCAACGGGCGCTGCGTCGGCGCGGAAGCCCTCCTGACGTACTACAGCCCCGGCTGGGACGTCGCCCGCATGAGCCGCATCATGTACCGCGAATCCAGGTGCAACCCCGGCGTCACCTCGTCAACCGGCTGCTGCCGAGGTCTGCTGCAAATCCACCAGCTGCACGTCCCGAAGCTCGGCGCGTGTGACGTCCACTCTCGCAGCGACCTGTTCGACCCGGCCGCCAACATCTGCTCGGCAGCGATCGTGTGGAGCGCTGCGGGCTACTCGGCGTGGTCGACGTCATGAAGCGGCCGCCGATCATGATCCGTTGCGAGGGTTCCGGCGCTCAGTCCACCTACTGCTCCCGATGAAGTCAACGAGGCCCAGACATGAGCGGCCCGACCGCGGTGCTCGCGGCGCTCGCCGCGCTCGCCGTCGTCGCCGTCCTAATCGGCGTCCTCGAACTGCGCGTCAGACGCGCCAACACGCGGTGGAAGAAGCGGGCCATGACGTCGACTCCCGATGAAGTCAACGAGGTCGAGACATGAGGCACTCGTTCGTCTACCGGCTGCACGTCACCTACCCCGAAGGGATCGACTGGCGGAACCCGCCCGAGAACTGGGTGGAGCCCGAAGGCAGTTGGGGCGAGGTTGCGTTCCACTGGCCGAAGGTGCGGCACTACCTGTCGGCGCACGCGGCCAATCGGCGCGCCGAACTCCTGCGGCACTACGGGTGCGTCGTCACCATCGAACGCTCTCGGCCCGTCGAGTGGGCTCCCGATGAAGTCAACGAGGAGGGGTCGTGAAGGCCAGAGATCGGTACCTGATGCTCGACGTGTGGATGGCGCTGGGCGGCGACCCGCAGGACTTCGAGACCTGGATAGCTGAACCGAAGCGCTATCCGTCGGACGCCTGGGCGCAGCTCCTTGCGGCGATCCGCGGCGATCGCATGGAAGGCGACCACCACCCCGAACCCGGACTCATCCTCAATCTGGTGCGGACGTGTGTTCCCGATGAAGTCAACGAGGCCGAGCAGTGACCGTGTTCGTCCGAACCGATGAGTGCTATCCCGGCACCGCCCTGGATTGCCTTGGCTTGGTCCGCCTGCCGAGACCAGAACCACGGCACGAGGACTGCCCTGGTGGACACCACATGCCCGGCGTGCTGGGCGGCTGGGATTGCCCGTGCCCGTGCCACCAGAACCGAGCCCCGCGTGCTCCCGATGAAGTCAACGAGGCCGAGACGTGATCGCCGCCTTGTACGTCGAAACAGGTGGCGCCTACTACGGGCTGGACGACGTCGACCCCTGGCCCGAGGAACGCGACGCCCGGCTCTACGACGGCCCCTGGCCCGTCGTCGCGCATCCGCCGTGCGCGCGCTGGAGCCCGTTGGCCTATCTCAATCAGGCGCAGCACGGCTACAAGGTGGGCGACGACGGCGGGTGCTTCGCCGCCGCGCTCGCTGCTGTTCGTCGCTACGGCGGTGTGCTGGAGCATCCAGCACATTCGTTGGCGTGGGCGCGCTACGGGCTGCCAGCACCAATGCGTGGCGGATGGACGCTGGCCCTCGGCGATCCCGGCATGACGACCGAAATCTCGCAGGTCGCCTACGGGCACCGGGCCCGCAAACGGACCTGGCTCTACTACGTCGGGGACGATCCGCCTGCGCTCGACTGGTCCGACGCAGACGGTGAGTGCATCGTGGGCGACCTGCACCTGACCAGCGCCCGCGCTGGCCGCGGTGACCGGCCCCGGATGTACCAGCGCGAAGCACTCGCCACACCGCCCGCGTTCCGCGACGCGTTGATCGCGCTTGCCGCGTCGTGTGTTCCCGATGAAGTCAACGAGGTGCAGCCGTGAGCGGCCCGATGGCTGCTGTTGTCGGGCTCGCCGTCGCCCTGGTCCTCGTCGCCGTCGTCGAGCTCCTCTCCCGACGATCCGACCGCCGTTGGGAGCAGCGCGTCAGGTCGAACGTCCGCACCATCCAAGAACTCCAACGCCACGAACAGGAGCAGCGATGACAGCTGTCGATGTCGTCGAAGCACTCGACTTCGAACGCGACCGTTGGGGTCGCCCGCT